TCCTAGTGATAGATGATGTAGGCAAGGAACACGCTAGCCTAAGCGGGTGGCAGAAGAACGTGTTGCACCACGTACTACGTACACGGTTCAACCAAGGACTGCCAACCATAGTGACCACCAACGTCATGCTTGACGATTGGAGTAGTCTTTACGGAGACGCTACCGAAAGCTTTGCCAAGGAAGCATTCCTATATTATGAAATGGTTACTAACAAAGGAGACCTACGAGAATGAGCAAGGTAATGGATACTAAACTTGTACAAGTATTTCTAAGTCAATCCCAGACCCCTGGTCCAGGAATCTTTGAAGTGTCTGTTGATGACGACAACAAGTTCTATTGCACATGCCAAGGATACAAAGGTCGCAGCACATGCAAGCATGTTAAGTTTGTACAAGCCCGTGTTAAATCTAACGGTGGAGACAACTACCCTTTAGAGTTCTCTAGTCGAGCTACTAAAGATGACGTGTTTAAAGCTAAGCAATCTAAAGAAGACTTCCGTGACTTTGTAATTCGCTTCGGTAAGATAGAAGTCTTTTAAATGAAGCACGGGGATATCAGTAACGAACTCCCCAAAAGGTTGTTAGTTACAACAGACCTGATTATGGATGTAGAAGTTTCCGTTAAGCGGAAGCTTTTAATAATCCCATCAGTAAAAATAAATAAAAAGTTTAGACGCGATATTTTAAGCTATCTATATTTATATACATCCCGTGCAGGGGTGACGCTTGAACTTGTGTCTTACAACTTAGACGAAGAAAATTTATCTGAAGCTATGGACCTACTTGACAAGATGGGTACCAATCCCTTTAGATACTTTACGGCATACGAATCGGTTAATCATTTGGTCAACGAACTTCCCTATAGACCTGAAGTTGTTGGCGTTGTTGATGTAGACTCGCGCCTCTTACAATACGGTCGATGGGGAAGGACATTTAAGGAACTATGAACAATGAAGCAAAGCTACTAAGTAAAGTACTTGCAGACCGCAACCTAGCCCCACTATTTGATAGAGGCGTTAACGACAGTTGGTTTGTTGACCCTGATGTAAAGCGTGTATGGATATTTACACGACAGCATTTCTTTAACTATGCAGAGTGCCCAAGCTTAGATGTTATCTCGGGTAACTTCCCCGCCTATAAGTTGTTGGAAGTAAATGACAGCGTTGATTATTTAATTGACACTGTAATCTCAGACCGACGTAAGGCTGCAACCATTAATATGATGGATGAAACCATCAATATTTTGGAAAAAGAAAAAGACCATGAAAAGGCTTTACTTGTTATTCAAGGTAACCTAGCCAAGCTAGAAGAAGACGGTCTTAGTAAGACTAGCGACTTAGACCTTACTGATAACGCACTAGAGCGTTTCAATGAGTACGAGTTTAGAAAGAACAATCCAGGCATGCTTGGAGTTCCTACTGGTTTCCCTACTATGGACCAAGCAACTAACGGCTTACAAGATGGTCAGCTAATTGTTATTGTTGCTCCACCTAAGACTGGTAAGTCAACTCTTGCTTTGCAGGTTGCACAGAACATTCACATGCAGGATAAGTGCGTGATGTTCCAGTCATTTGAAATGAGTAACCACGAACAGCAGACTCGTTACGATGCTATGCGTTCACGCGTATCACACACACGTTTATTAACTGGTACTTTATCTGCAGAAGACGAAGCAAGATACAAGCAGAAGCTTAAATCATTAGAAAGCATGCGCAAGAAGTTCTGGTTAGTGGACTCTGCTAACGGCTCTACCGTCTCTGGTATTGCTAACAAGATTCAAGTTCTACATCCAGACATCGTGTTCATTGACGGTACCTACCTTATGATTGACGAGCAGAGCGGTGAGCAGAACACCCCACAGGCAATCACTAACATCACCCGTTCGCTAAAGCGTATGGCTCAGCGTTATAAAGTTCCAGTAGTTATTTCTACTCAGGTACTTAACTGGAAGATGAAGAAGGGTCAGGTAACTGCCGACTCTATTGGTTACTCATCTTCTTTCCACCAAGACGCTGACGTTATCTTTGGTCTACAGAGAGAAGACGAGAATGTAGATGACACTCGTGTACTTAAGATTCTTGACAGCCGTAACTCTGGTCGCGTAGACGTTTCACTTCTATGGGACTGGGGCACAGGTACATTCCGCGAAATTGATGCAAGTGATATCTAATGACTATAGAGGAAATGAAAGACACTCTTGTTAGTTTAGGTCTTAGTGTCAACGACACTCGTGGCGATGAGATTCAGATTAACTGCCCTGCTCATAAAGAGCGTACAGGCAAAGAAGATAGAAACCCATCGCTATGGATAAATGCCGATAGTGGTGCGTTCATATGTTTTTCTTGTCAGTGGAAGGGAAACATCTACACACTTATAGAGCAGGTTGGTGGTGTAGCTGGTGGTGGCAATTTAGATTTAGCAGCAAGAGTTGAGTCATCTTTGCGTTCTCGTTTTCAACGCCTTACAAACCCCAAAGACCAAAAGCAAGAAGAGCCAGTTATCATCCACGAGTCTATGCTTAGTGCGTTTAAAGGAGTGCCTGGAGCTACATGTTTAAGTAGAGGCTTGTTACCAGACCTTGTTTGGAAGTATGGCGTACGTTGGAACTCTACTGACAAGTCTTGGATTATTCCTATTAGAGACCCACTAACTAATAAGCTTATGGGATGGCAGGAGAAAGGCCATGAACGTCGCATTTTTAAAAACACTACACGTGTAAAGAAAGGCGACGCCTTGTTCGGTTACGACCTCTACGAGGGCGGAGACATGATTGTTGTTGAATCACCTTTAGATGTTATCCGTTTAGCTTCTGTGGGTTTTCCAGGGGGCGTAGCGGTATATGGATGCATAGTCTCTGACATGCAGTTTAATTTAATTCGCGGTGGTCAGCGTGTAATTTTTGCAATGGACAATGATAAGGCTGGTAATGAGGCTACTCGCGACCTGCTTAAGCGGGCAAAAGAGTATGGCCTTGAGTGCTGGTTATTTAACTATTCGCAAACAGATATGAAAGACGTTGGCGGAATGTCTCAAGCTGAGATAGTCTGGGGACTTGAAAACGCCACCCATATGTTAAGGAGTTAAAATGATTATTGGTCTATGTGGATATGCACAGTCAGGTAAAGATTCAGTTGCTGAGATACTGGTTAATAATTATGGGTACACCCGTGTTGCTTTTGCTGACCCTATCCGAGAACTTCTGTATGAGATGAACCCTACAGTTAAAGATGGTGGCTACAGACTTCAAGGAGTTGTAGATGGTTATGGTTGGGATGTAGCAAAGACTGCTTTCCCTGAAGTCAGAGCCCTTCTACAGAACCTAGGCGTAGGCGCTCGCAAAGTATTTGGTGAGCATTTCTGGGTACATCAAGCTTTGCGTCAAGTTCATTGGGAAGGCAACTTTGTTATTACTGATGTCAGATACCCTAACGAAGCTAAAGAAATTAGAGAGTACGATGACGCACAGATTTGGCGTATAAAGCGCACAGGTATAGAACCAGTAAACACTCATGCATCAGAGACTGCTATGGATGGTGAAAAGGTTGACCAGATATTCCTCAACAATGGTACGCTTGAAGACTTAGCGGTATTAATTGGAACAAGAATGAGAGCTTACGTATGATTGATTATCAGTATTGGTCTTGGTTACTAGCCGCTATTGGCGTAACTGGTATTTTCTTTGTAGGTAGAAAAACTATTTGGGGATGGCTAATCCTCTGTCTTAATGAGTGTCTTTGGATTGTCTACGCTTTAACAACAGACCAGTATGGGTTCATTGTTGCCGCTGTTGCCTACGGAATTGTTTACATCAAGTCCTATCTCCACTGGCGTAAAGATGAGCTACGATAAAAACTGCGCGGGCCATTGTTGGACCTGGGCGCGTAAAGATTTAGACTGGGTTACAGAAGAGGGTAAGCACTTTAAAGGTATGTATGTGGTCTGGCGTTGTGGTCACTGCATGAAGATGGGCCAGATTTTATTTGAGTACGATGCGGTAGAGCACGAGAAGCGAATACAAGGTTCTCAGCAAGGGTTTGCTAGAGTTCACGGTAGAGGTAAGTGCCCTGCTCAGAAGTATGGTGCAAAGCCAGCACCTAAGAAGAAGGAGTATAGCTATGACTTTTAAGGGGACTTTACTTCCTTATCAGCCAGAGGCTGTAGACCGCATGGTTGAACGTCACAAGGTGCTAGTGGCCTATGACCTAGGCCTTGGTAAAACTGTTATTACTATTGCAGCCATAGAACGTTTGATGGATGAGAACAAAGTTACAGAGCCAGGTCTTATAATCTGCTTATCCTCATTAAAATACCAGTGGGCTAATCAGATTGAGAAATTTACCGATGGAACTTCTAAAGCTTTGGTCATTGATGGAACGCCAAAGAAGCGGGCAGCCCAATACGCAGAAGCTATGGACTGGAGGAATTCAGGGGTTGATTACATCATTCTTAACTACGAGCAAGTTGTTAACGACTGGGATACCATCAAGGACCTACCACGAGGATTCGTTGTCCTTGACGAAGCCACAGCTATTAAGTCTTTCAAGTCCAAACGTTCCCGAGCAGTAAAGAAGCTAATCAATGCTAAATATAGATATGCACTCACTGGTACTCCGATTGAAAATGGTAAGCCTGAAGAGTTGTACAGCATTATGCAATTTGTTGACGCCAGCGTACTTGGTCGGTTTGACATCTTTGACGCTGCTTTTATTGTAAGAAACTCTTGGGGAGCACCTCAGTATTACCGCAACCTTTCTACCCTACACACAAGGATGAAGGAAGTCTGCGTACGTAAGGCGCAGAAAGACCCAGATGTGTCGCCTTATCTACCTGACACCATCCATAAAGACCCTATAAAAATTGTCTTTGATAGAGCATGCTCAAAGTTATACACACGCATCTCACAAGATTTGTTAGCGGACCTTGATGAAGCTCAAGACTTGTTTGGTTCTAACTTCAACGTAATGGCGCACTACGGCATGGAGTCCACACGTGGTGGGCCACAGGATGAGATGCGTGGAAAAATTATGTCTAAGATTGGAGCATTAAAAATGCTCTGCTCACACCCAGAGTTATTAAAGAGTAGCGCTGCAAAGTTTAAACTAATGTCAGGAGAGGGTTCTGCTTATGTCACTGAACTGGTTGATGGGGGTCTTCTTGATAGTGTTGGTAACTCGCCTAAGCTTGACTATCTTACTCAGTATGTTAAGGACTTCTTGGACCAGAATCAGGAAAACAAAGTAGTCATATTTGCTACCTACGTAGACATGCTTGACAAGATTGCCGAGGCTCTAGGGCCAGAGCAGTGCCGACTATACTCAGGGAAACTAGATGCTAAAACTAAAGAAGATAACAAAGTTGCTTTTAATAGCGACCCTACTGTTCGTGTTCTTATTTCTTCCGATGCTGGCGGTTATGGTGTAGACCTACCTGCAGCTAACATGCTGATTAACTATGACCTACCGTGGTCATCAGGTACCGCCACACAGCGTAACGGACGTATTAAGAGAGCCTCATCAACTTGGCCCTCTATCGTAATTCAAGATATAGTTATCGCAGGGTCCATTGAAGAACGTCAATGGGAAGCCCTACAACAAA